GATATGGCGAGCCAGTACGCTTACGCAGCGAGCGGAATTCTCGCCGCCGATCCGCCAGCCGATGGCGTCGTGGTGTCCTTCGGCGTCAACGACTACCTGCAAGGTGCCAGTGTTCCCGCCGTTCAGTCTTCGCTGCTGTCCATCGTCGATCAAATCCACGTTCGACAGTCGGCGCCGATCCTGCTGGTACAAACACCGCGCTGCCCGATCAATGGTCGCACCTATGACCAGTACGGTGCGGCCATGCAGGCCGTTGCTGGGGCTCGCTCCGGCGTGATCTATGTGCCTACTTCGGAGATATGGGGCGCCCTGACGTGGCAGGCCGATGGCGCTCATCTCGACGCCAATGGCAAATCCATCTTGGCGGCCTTCGTTGACGAGAAGCTGAAATGGGCAGCCGGAATTTACAAGAAAGGGCTGCGCATCAATGGCGAGGATATTGTTGTCAGTAACATCCTTACATCAAAGATGCCGATGAGGATCAACGGTCTAGGGATCGTTTCGATGCCAATATCAATCGGGATTAAGGCTGGTGGATTGACCGAGTAACCACCGCCAGATTCTCACTCTTCTCACACGTTTAGACCCGCCTTTCGGCGGGTTTTTTCATGCCCGCTCAGGAGACAATGGCATGGCGACCGACATCTATCTCCACGGTATCGAGACCACCGAGGAGGACAGCAGCCCTCGCGCCGCTACCACTATCAACACCGGCGTGATCGCCTTGATCGGTACCGCACCGGATGCCCTTGAGGCCGACTGGCCGCTCGACACGGCCGTTGCGGTTCTCGGTTCCGGCGCCGACCGGACCACTCTCGGCCAGACTGGCACGCTCTACGACGCCCTTGATGGTATTTTCGACCAGTCGTCGAAGGTCTCGCAGACCATCATCATTGTCCGTGTCGAAGAGGGTGCCGACGTCTGGGAGACGATGGGCAATATCATCGGAGACCAAGCGACACGCACCGGCATGTATGCGTTGCTCGACGCCCCAACCACGCTGAACCTGAAGCCGAAGCTGCTCATCGCACCTGGCTTCATGTCGCAGCGTCCGGCTACCGGCATCGCGTCTATCGCCGTCGGCGGCACTGGGGGGGCAGGTTACACCTCCGCCCCGGATGTGGCGATCACCGGCGATGGTCATGGCGCCAAGGCGACGGCGGTCATCAACAGCAGCACCGGCAAGGTCACCGCGATCAAGGTGGACAACCCGGGCGTCGGCTACACGACCGCGACCGTTACGCTCACCGGCGGCGGGGCGACCACTCAGGCGACTGCCACGGCTACGATCGGCACTGCGGCGAACCCCGTCGCTGTCGAGCTTCTGATCCTCGCCAGGAAGTTCCGAGCCGGCGTGATCAAGGCGGCTCCTGCCACGACCTACGCCGCGGCCATCGCCGACCGCAACGACTATGACTCCGACCGGATGCTCATCGTCGAGCCGATGGTGAAGGTCTACAAGGACAGTGAGGTGGTCAACCAGCCTCCGGAAGCGCGTATCGCCGGCCTGCAGGCGAACGTCGACTACACCGAAGGGTTCTGGGTCTCGCCCTCGAACCATGTCGTGCAGGGCGTCGTCGGCACCAGCCGGGCGATCGAGCATTCGATCAATGACGCCTCAGTGGAATCGCAGCTGCTCAACAAGAACCAGGTCTCCTGCGTCGTCCGCTCGCCGTCGGGGGGCTTCAAGCTCTGGGGCTCCCGCGTTCCGTCGTCAGACTCGCTCAAGCAGTTCTGGTCGGTTCGCCGCGCCCATGACACCATCATCGACTCGGTCGAGTTGGCCTGTGAACCGTACATCGACAAGCCGTTCGGCCTTCAGAATCTTGTCGACATCGCCGAGACGGTGAACCGTGCTCTCCGCCGGTGGGCCGGTCTCGGTGCGACGCTCGGCGGCCGTGTCTGGCTCGACCCCGACCTCAACACCGCCGAGACCTGGGTGAACGGCCATCTCTACATCAACTACGATGCCGAGGCGCCGGCTCCGATCGAGCACATCACCTTCATCTTCAGCCGCAACACTGGCTACTACGACACCCTCGCGGCCAATGCCGTGAAGGAAATCGCGCGCCTGACCTCCGCGGCCATCAGCAGCTAATCGACCTCGCCCCGGCTTCCGAGCCGGGGCTTGATCCCCTTCAACGGAGAGGACGCCGATGCGCGATATCCTTCAGGGCTTCACTATGTACATCAACAGTGAGGACTTCGGTTACGATACCGAGGAAATCACCCTGCCGATCCCGGTTCCGACGACGCAGACCTATCGCGGCGGCGGTATGGATCTCGCCGTCGACCTGCCGATGCTGGCGATCGAGGCCATGGAGGTCACCGTCAAGCAGGCCGGCCACAACGTGAAGATTCAGCGTCTGTGCGCGCGGGGTCCCGGTAACCGCGAGAGCTTCCAGTTCCGTGGCGCCGTCCAGTCCGACGACGACGGAACGATTGCCTCGCATGTGGTCGTCGTCGAAGGGTCGGCAAACGGCGACAGCCGCGATTCCTGGAACCGCGGCGAGAAGTCCGGCTTCAACTGGAAGATCAACAACCTTCGCTACTTCCGCTACGAGGCTGATGGCGAGGTGATCCACGAGTTGCAGGCCTGGCCGCCCAAGCGGATCGTCTACGGCGTCGACCAACTCGCCGGCGTCAATGCCGCGCTCGGTTACTGAGGTGCGTCATGACCGGCAACGTGACCAAAGCCCTCAGCCGAGAGGAAATCGAAGCCATTGAGGCGAAGAAGGCGATGGAGGCTGCCAAGCCGGCACCTCCTTCCTTCGTCGACACAGGCAAACCTCGGACGATCAGCATCCCGCTTGAGTGGCCGATCGCCTACGACGATGTGACCTACAACGAGGTAGTGATCCGGCGCCCGCAGTTGGCTGAGTGGCGGAAATATCTCCAGGACTGTGCTGATGCTGTCATGCAGCATGGTCCGGGAGCCGACGACAACGTCGACCAGCCGTGGTTGTCAGTTCCGGCGATCGTCTACAACAGCCTCGACACCAAGGACGGCCTGCGGGTCGACGCGGCGCAAGACGATTTTTTCGGCGTGTCTTCGTCCACGTCCGAGGACGAGACCGCCCCGTCCCCGTGACGATCGACCGGTGGAAAGAGCTGTCCTTCAAAGTGATGGGGGCGTCGGCCGGCGGCATCAACTTCGAGGCAATCCTCGGCATGACGTTCCCGGAGCTTGCTGACCTCTGGGTGGAAGCTCAACACTGGTAGGTGACACATGGTCTCGCGCACCGCGACGCTGCGCCTGCAGCTTATCGACGCCTTCAGCAAGCCCGGCCAGGGCGTCGTCAAGACCATGTCGGCGATCGAGAAGGCCCTCAATGCCTTCGGCAAGGGAAAGTCTCCGGAGATCCAGAAGCTGGTTCGCCAGCTCGAGTCCCTCAAGAGTAAGTCTGGGGCGATCAAGGCGTTCACCGACGGTCGTCGAGGCCTGAAGGAACTCTCGCAAGAGTTTAAGCTCGCAAGCTCCAACGTTGCCCGCATGGAGGCGGCGTTCAAAGCCGCCACCAAGCCTACGGCGCAGATGAAGCGCGACCTGGACAATGCGCGGTCCTCCCTTGCACAGACCCGCAAGTCATTCATGGAGCAGGGGCAGGCTGTCCGCTCTGCCGAAAAGGCGCTACGTGCCTACGGCATCAACGGCCGTGAAGCCATCAGCAGCTCCCAGAAGGCCATCCGGAGCCAGATTGCCCAGACCATCCGGGAGATGCGCCGGCTCGACAGAGAGGCGCGCAAGCCGAGTCCAAAGCCGACGCGGCCGGGCACGATACCGGGCGACCGCGTTCCGGGCTACAGGTCGCCAGGACGAGATGCCGCAGACATGATCATAGGCGGCGCCGCGGCAAACACCGGCCGATCGGTCGCGCAACGGGCATTTACTGAGGCAGTGAACTTCGACGAGGCAACGGCGTTCCAGCGGGCGCTCGGGCAGCCGGACATTAACGAGGCCGATATCGGGCGCCTCAATACCCAAGCGAAGAAGATCGGCGGCGACACGCGGTTCTCAAACGTGGACGTCGTCCGGGCACAGACCCTTGTGCTGCAGGCCGGTATTCGCAACGCCGACCAGATCATCAACCTGATGGGTCCGATCACCGACTACGCGCTTGCCATGGGCACGTCGTTGGACGAGGCGGCGGAGACTATCCGCGGTTCGGCACTGTCCAAGCGCGTGAACCTCACCGACGCGCAGGCCGTCACCACCTTCGTCGACTTCCTCGTGAAGATGGCGAAAAACTCAGGCATGACGAACGACGACGTCGCCCAGTACATGAAGTACTCCGGCGCGGCTACGACAACGGCTGGTCTCCCCGACACCTACTCGGCGGCGATTGGCATGGTGCTTCGCCAAGCCGGCTTGCGTGGTGATGAGGCCGGCGTGTTTGCCCGTACCGCCGCCGCCAAGCTGGTAGCGCCGACGAGTAAAGGTCGAACAGCTCTCTCGTCTATGGGCATCGACTACAACAAGTATGTCACCATGCCGGACGCAATGAGCGTCAAAGGCCTCGAAACCACTATCGGGACCAAGTTTGGCAAGCGCCTGACCGCGGATATGCGGGAGGCTATCGCTGATTTGTTCGAAAACGGCGTATTCACCGACGAGAACGGCAACGAGATGCCGATCGCCTCGGACCCCGGTCAGTTCAACGCCGCTGTCTCCGATATCGTCTCGCCGCTTTTCGCCGGGAAGAACGGCAAGGTTGCCGCTGCCGATGCCAAGGCGCTCGCAAAGTCGGTAGACGATTTCTGGAAATACTCCGCTCAGAGCGTCGACGTCGTCGGCCTGCTCAATACCATCATGTCGAGCAGCCCAAACCCCGGCGCTCTGAACGCGTTCTTCACAGAGCGCCAGGGCGCCCGTGCGCAGATCCTTGCCCAGAAGTGGGACCAGTTCCAGCAGATGATCGACATGATGTCGCACATCGAGCCCGGAACGGCCAACAAGATCGGCACTATCGCCAACGCCGGCCTCTATGGCGACTACACCAAGCTCACCGGCACCGTCGAGACCTCTCTAACGACGATCGGTCAAGACTGGGAATTCGCCATTCGGCCGGCCATCAATGCTACGAATGCGGTCATCGACGAGTTTAACTCGCTCTCGGTAACTACCCGACGCCTCATTGAAGCTATGGGCGCTGGCATTGCCATCCTCGGCGGCTTCGTGGCGATGAAGTCGATGTATGGCCTGTTCGAGCGAGTTGCCGGCGGGTCGGCGGGCGGCGCGGCTGCCGCAGGCGGACTTGCGAGCTACTTTGGGCGTTTTGGCCGGTTCATCCCATGGATCGGAGCGGCCGGTACTGGTGCGATTGTCGGCAATAAGCTCGGAGAAGGCGTGGCTGAGTTGGGCGCCGTTGCGGGCGGCAAGTACTATACCCCGGCCGACAGCGGCGAGGCCGACTATCTTCGCCAGCAGCGCGACGGGATAGCAGCTCAGATCGAAAAGATCAGGAGCGAATCCAAGGTTCCGGCTATGGCCGACATCTTGATCGCCCCGCTTCAGAGCCAGCTCGATCAGCTCGACGCCCGCTTGCGTAGCTTCAACGAGCTGCAGATCCGCCCCAACATAGACACCTCGTCAATCGACGCCGCCCTCAACAAGGCAAGCGCCCTCCGTGCCGCGCTGGCGGGTGCTGGGGGCTCGGTCGGCACACCTCCGAACAACAACTCGTTCGGCGGGCCGCGCGCCTCTGGCGGCCCTGTAGAGGCGGGGAAGACCTATCTCGTCGGCGAGCGAGGGCCTGAGCCATTCATCCCAGGTAGGAGCGGGACCATCCTGCCGACGGGCTCGCTCGGCGGCGTCCGGATGACCAACCACTTTCATCTGCACGGCCGGGCGACGGAGGAGGACGCTATGGAGATCCTCCGCCAGTTGAACCACCTCCTTCGGCGGTCGTCGCAGACCTCGTTCGGAGGGCTCAAGTGAGGAGATAAGCGATGCTCATGGGCTGGGGGCCGTATCGGTTCACCGTTCCGAACTACTCGGTCGAGACCATACGGCGCTCGATCCAGGCTCGCGTCGAGCCGCAGCCCATCATCGGCGCCCGCCCCAAACTGCACAAGCTTGGTCCGGGCGCCGAAACTATCACCCTGGAGTCGTCGTTCTATCCGCAGCATCTCAATGGCAATGGGCTCACCCAGCTCGCCGGCATTCGGCAGGCAGTGAATGCTCTGGAGTCGATGCAACTCGTGCATATCAACGGCTCCGGCATGAATGTTTTTGGCAAGTGGGTAGCGACGAGCATTGATGACGAGCAGACAATGCTGGATGCGTCTGGCTCGCCGCAGTGCGTGACAACCACGCTCACCATGACGCTCGATGAAGATGCTCCGGCACGTGCCATCGCCGTTGATGCCGTGCTCAAGTCGGCAAACTTCAGCGCGTCTCTTTCGATCAGCTCTAGCGGACTATCCGCAACTATCGGGATCGGATTCTGATGGAAACCCCGGTCTTTTTCATCAAGGCCAACGGCGTGGATATCACGGCTAAACTGGCCAACCTCGGCATATCGATGACGGTTACCGATAATGAGGGCATCAACGCCGACTCGTTGGAAATTGGCATCGACGACAAGGACGGTTTGGTGGACACGCCGAAGGCCGGGGCCGTGTTGCAGGCGATCGGTGGATATAAAGGTCGTCTACGTGATTTTGGCCGCTTCTCCGTCGATTCTGTGAATCTCACAGGGTGGCCTCAACGCATCGTGATTTCCGCCAAATCCGTTGCTGCCAAGTCGCTTGCAAAGCAGCGGCAGACGCTTGCCTTCAAGCCGGCCAACTTCCCGACATATGGAGCAATTCTCGAACACATCGCCGGCATGGTCGGCATCGCCCCTGCTATTCATTCGACGATCGCGCAAATCGAGAACATCTATGAGGCCATGGCCGATGAAACAGGGACGCAGTTCATTCTGCGCCTTTGCGATAAGCTCGGCGCCACCATCTCAATCAAGGACCAGCGGCTCGTCGCTGTGCCAAAAGGAGGGGGGCAAAGCGCAAGCGGCAAGAGCCTCGGGTCGATCACCGTAACCCGGCCGGGCAACCTGCTATCTTATTCGGCGACATGGGATGACAACCAAGCGTATTCCAGCGTCGCTGCCTCCTATTATGATCGCGGCAAGAACGAGAAGAAGACCGAGGTTTGCACCGTCGAGAACCCACGCGGGGATCCACAGGCTTGGAACGGTCTGCCGGTCTGGAACATCCGCGAGCCGTACGAGAACCAGGCTGCTGCCAAACGCGCAGCAAAAGCAAAGGCGGCCGACATTCAGCGAGCCCAAGGCAGTGCGACGTTCGAGATCAACGGTGATCCTTTTGCCTTGGCTGAGGCAACGGCAATCGTCTCCGGTGCACGCAAGGACGTAAACGGGAACTGGCGTGTTAAGTCCGCATCCCATTCGTTCTCTGCCACCTCACCGTACACGACGACTCTCTCGTGCGACGTACCAGAATCCGGAGCGTCAGGATGAACTATCGCTACGCGACCGGCCCGGATGGGGTGGTTCGGTATGCCACGATTGACGGCGATACCGTCGACGATATCGCCTACGGCTATTACGGCGAGAACGTCGGCCACACCGAGACCATCCTGAAGGCCAACCCAGGCCTTGCTGCCGTCGGCCCGGTGCTGCCGGCTGGTATGGTGGTGATTATTCCGCCCGCTCCGTCGGAAGTTACCCCGACACCGACAATCTCCCTTTGGTCCTAAGCGCCACTGGCGTCCTTCCTGGAGAACCCGAATGGCTTACGATGATGCCGCGAGCCAGGCGGCACTCGCCGTCGCGAAGAGCGTGCTGCAGGATGCCGTCAAAGCGGCTGGCGTCGTGAAGGTGGCATCGCAGGCGGTGGCCGACGCTGTCGTCGGAGCGGAACAGGCCCGTGATGAGGCGGTGGCTGCGACGGGGCAGATCCTCTTTTCATCCACTTATGCCGGGGAAGCAAAGCCAGCAGTTCTGACACTTCGGCCGATAGCTGATGGTTCGACCATCTACGGCCTCGTGTTGCTCGTCCAAGCGTGACCCCAAACCAAAGATCCACGGAGCCTACAAATGACGAATTCTGCATATGCTGCTCTCTCGATTGGCGTTGCGCTTATGGACCCGGAGTCTGCCACTCCGTATGACGAGGGAAAGCCGCTCCCGGTACGCGGCAACGTGTTCCAGGTCTCCAGCTCTTTCATCCGGCCGGCTGATACGGCGGCTTATAGCGCGGGAGACCTAGTGGCCAATGCGACGGCTGCCGGCTCCGTCGAGCCGATGCAGTTCGAGCTTGGCACCAGCAAGGGCCTCATTCGCTCTGCCATGTTCAAGACGTCGAATGCCAACCTGGTGGCCGGCTCATCCTTTCGCTTGCATCTCTGGTCACAATTGCCGGCACCGACGGGCGGCGACAATCAGCAAGTTTTCGCGCCGGCCGCCGCGCTTGTCCCGACAGACGGCTATCTCGGCTACATCGACATGACGGCCGATGTGTGGGGATCCAATGGCGCGATGGGGCGCGGCATGCCTTCCCCGGACATTCACTTCGATCTCGGGGCGGCGACGAGCGTCTATGGGCTGCTTGAGGCGCGTGGCGCTATCACTCCGGCGTCTGGTGCGACCATCACTTGCACCGTTGCCGGTGTCGCTGCTTAAGGAGGGCGCTATGCACCCACTGCTTAAAACGTGCGCCCTAAGTACGGATAGCTGGTGGCGCGCAGCAAGGCACAAGCTCGACGGAGTTTCCCCGCTCGCCATCCTGTCGCCAGCTTACGGACGCTCCATGCTCAACGGAAGAGCCGTCAACGATAACGCTCTGATATCGCGTCAGGGCGGCATCAAGTACGTCTTCGATCAAGCTGGCAATCTTCAGCAGGTTCCAGCCAACACGCTAGCCTATGACTGGTCTAACGGTGTCCGTGAGTTGCTGTTCGAGGGGTCGGCGACGAACTACGTGCAGAACAGCGTACTAGCCGGAGCCGCTCTGGGCACCATAGGGTCTGGGGGAGCGACACCCACGGGCATCGGAATGAGTGCAGCAGTCGCCGGTGACCTGACTACCGAAGTTACGTGGATCGGCACGTGGTTTGGCGCACCTGCATTCGATGTGCGAATTCACGGGCAAAACACGACCACCAGATACCTGAACCTATGGCCGGCACAACAAGTCCCAGCTGTTCTCGGGGATGTGCGGACGGCTAGCTGTCGGGCCTCACTCGTTGGTGGCTCCACTGCCGGGCTGGGAAGCCTGCTACTGTCTCTCTTTGAGAGGAACAGCAGCGGGAATAATGCCACTGGTAACCCGGCCACATCACTAGATTTGCTGCCGATTGCTGCCAGCACGGAACGGCGGGTGGTTTCACGGACCTGCACAGCCTCGGACTGCGCCTTTGTTCTGCTGTACATAAGAGTGCCCGTCCCCACAGGACCGGTTGATTTCACACTTCGTATCTCTATTCCTCAGTGTGAGGCGGGATCGGTTGCGACATCTGTGATCCCAACCTCTGGGTCCACGGTAACTCGTACTACGGACGTAGCTCCTCTCTGGTCTGGTGCCGGTGCTGCTACTGCTTGGGCTTGGCGTGGCGTGCTCCCATTTGTTAAGTCCAATGGCCCTCTATTGTACGGGGATGGGGGTACTTACCTAACAGCCAATGCCACATCTACAGCCATTTTGCTTAGCGGAACTTCGTTGTCCACTCTTACCGTCAAGGACGTTGGACTTCCAGGAGATGTGGGCATTGCCGTAGGCTGGGGTGCATCTGGACGGCGCGGAGCCAGCTCAACGAACTCCGTTGTGTCCTCGTCAACGCCCGTGGATCGCGATAGGTCCAACATGAAGGTTGGTGGATCGGCGCTATACACGGGGATGGTTCTCAGGGTGCGGGAACTTATAGCTTGGGTGCTGCCCGACTGGCCAAGCACTGCCGGCATAGCAGCTCAAGCAAAGCTCTGGAGTGCCTGACATGCAGACAATCCGCTTGCGCTTTATGGACGAAGCAGCCGCGCTTGCTGCCCTTCAAGCGACCGGATGGCTGTCTGACGAAGCAACTGTACCGTCACTTGTCTATGTCGACGGCGTGCGCTGCGACATCGACATGATCGGAATGCTCCGCGAACAGACTGGAGTAGACGAAAACGGCGAACCGATCACAACCGCACTCGCTGGCTACCACGTCAATCTGTTGTGGTGGGGTGACAGCTCGGCACCAGCCATTGGCGGCGAAGTCATGACGCCGGACCCGGCTTTGCGTGAGTGGTTGGCGTAGCGGCCCATCATCGAATGTACGTGCCACAACCCGCCTCGAGCGGGTTTTTTCATGAGGATTTCAATCTCGTGAGTCTCCGTCTCATCCCCCATGCTCGCCGGGTGCTGCGCCACTCGTGGACGTCCCACATCCTCATCGTCGGCGGACTGCTCTCGGCCGCGGAGGCGGTGCTGCCGTACCTCGCCGGCTCCAGCCTCATCCCTGTCGATGTGTTCCCTTTCGTGGCTTTCGGCGTTGTCTTTGCCGCCTTCGTCGCCCGCTACGTTCTTCAGGAGGTCTTGCACGATGGCGACGATTAAGCTCAAGCCGACGAAGCGCGCCCGCGCGGCGATCGCCGCTGTCGTATTGGCAGCCGGGGCCGGCGGCACGGTGGCGCTGATGCCAGGCGCTGCGTCGGTGCCCGACGATGTGGCGCTGGCGGTGGAGGTGCTTGTCAAGCCCTGGGAGGGGCGGTCGCTGACTGCCTACCTCGACACCATCGCCGAGCCTGACGTCTGGACGATCTGCGATGGCGACACCGACAAGGTGAGGCCGGGTATGGTGGAAACGCCGGCCGGATGTGACAAGCGCCTTGCGACCAAGATCGTCCGCGATTATCGGGCCAAGCTGGTCGCCTGCGTTCCCAATTGGTCGAGCGCTCCGCTGGGCTGGCGGGCGATGATGGATTCGCTCGCCTGGAATATCGGCGCCAGTGCCGCCTGCGGCTCCACAGCGGCGCGGCTCGGCCGGGCCGGCCGCTGGCAGGAGAGCTGTACCGCCGCCACCGCCTTCAACCGGGCCGGTGGGCGCATGGTGGTCGGCCTCGCCCGCCGTCGCGGCATGGGCGACTCCACCCGTATCGGCGAAGGCGAGCTCTGCGCGTCGGGACTGGCGGGTGTGAAGTTGACGATGGCGGCCTGATGTTCTGGTGCCCGGGCTGCGACGGCGCCCATCTGGTCTACGTGGGTAGTGGCTCCGGTCCTCGCTGGGGCTACAACGACAACCCGGAACGGCCGACCTTCACGCCATCTGTCTTGGTCAAGAGTGGGCACTACATCTCGACGCACAAGCCAGGAGATCCGTGCTGGTGCGACTATGAAGCGCGGTTCGGCCGCCCGTCCCCCTTCAAGTGCTCGATCTGCCATTCCTTCGTGACCGACGGAAAGATCCAGTTCCTTCCCGATTGCACTCACGAACTGGCCGGTAAGACGGTCGATCTACCTGATTGGGAGGACGGGTGATGTTCAGCCTTCTCGACAAGATCGGTACCACCGCCGCCGCCATTGCCGGCGTCGCGGCCGGCGCGCTCATCACGGCGGCCCTGGTAAGCCTTTACGTCTGGCTGGTCCACGACCCGGCCGTCGCGTCTGCGGCGCGCGAGGGATTCGTCGCGGCGTCCGAAAAGCTGGCGCTGCAAGGCCAGATCGATGAGATGCGCCGCCAGTTCAAGATAGCGACAGCGGCGGCCGAGAGCGACCGGGTTCGCGCTGAGGCGGCGAACAAGGAGGCGGACGATGCGTGGAAGCAATACGAGGCGGCGGTGGCGTCCGATGCTGGTGACGATGGTTGCCGTGTCACTCCTGGAGATCTTGAGTGGGTGCGGAGATCTCGCGGGACGCCTCTCAGCGGCGTCAAGTGAGATAGGCCGGCAGAAGGCTGGAGTTGATCTTCCATCGTTGCCGGCCCGATGCCGAGACAAGATGCCGCGCGTTGTGCCGAAGGAAGGTGAGAAGTGGCGCGCTGTGCAAGGGCGATGGGAGATCGTTGCTGATGGCGTCGATCGCCGAACGAACGACTGCGCAGCCTTCTACGACGATGTGAGGGTCGGTTTCTCCGGCTCTCCGGTAATGACCACTGGAGAGGCGGGACGAAAAGCCCGCGGCGTTGGGGGACAATAGATGGTGCCGCCGCCTCTTGATCGCGTCGATATTATCGAGCGCGACGTGTTGAACCATGCCAAGACGATTGGCGAACTTGTCGACAAAATGGGTGAATACGATACCGAGGCGGCCGTCCGGGAGGTTCGTGATGAATTCCTTGAAAAGCGACTTATCGGCATCGAGAGCCGCCTCGATTCAATCAATCGGCTCGGTTGGTGGGTCCTCGCTGCTTTCGGGACATCGGCAATCGCCCTCTTCACCAACTTCATTTTCAGAGGGGGCTTCTTCCATGCGCCGTAAGCTTGAAGCTCTCGGCGTATCGGTCCTTAAACTGTTCTGCGCCACCATCATTTTCTTCGGCATGGCTTTCACGGTCTTTGCCGTCGGACCAGCGTTCGAGACAACTTATTTCCCGGTGGTTTCGAAGCTGCATATCGATGATATCCGGCCCACAGCCGACGGACGTACATCGGTGATCGCGTCGTTCCGCAAACTGAGAAACTGCGAGTACTTGGGCATTTCGTGGTACGCAGGAACGCCATCAACGACATTCGAGCGCGTTGCGATCGTCCTCTTGCGGGATGAGAAAGACACATCAGGGCCAACCCGCCCCATCGGTTTTCAGCGTGCCGGCCCGTGGGTCATCAACCTGCCGCCAGATGCCGTTGTGAAACGATCCTTCGCTCGGCTCTATCACCATTGCCACCCGTTCTGGGTAACCACGACCGACTTCTTCCCCTAGCCAAGACCGCCCATCTATCAAAGCGCCCCGCCCGGTGATCCCGGACGGGGCCTTTTGTCGTTTCTGGCCCCGTGGGTTTCTGCGGCTGGCGCCCATGGGGGCAGAACATGCTTCGTCACGAAACCGTGTGAAGAATGGCTGCGATAAATCAACGTGATCATGTGGCCTTCCAAGCTGAATACGAGGGTTCGATTCCCTTCACCCGCTCCAGCACTTAGCTCTTAAGCGTGGGTAGGCCGTGGGGAGCTCGTGGGAAGGCCAGTTCCCACAGTGTTCTTACGACTCTTTCTTGGCCCGGTTCGCATCCCGAAGGTAGGCGACTTTCCGACTCGTCTCGATGGCGGCGCCGCGGATGTAGCGGCTCGTCATTTTCGTCGTCGTGTGCGTCGCCATACGCTGCAGGTCGGTCACCGTTGCTCCGGCCTCATCACCCTCGGAGATGGCACCGGCCCGGCTGTCACGGTTCCAGACCTCATCCGGGACGCCCGCCTTCTTAGCGATCTTGCGCCAGTTCCGCGAGAACACCAGAGAGAGGTAAGGCAGTCCGGTGGTCTCGTTAACGATGAGTGGCCCGATCCGCTTATCCTTTGGGACCCGGTCGATCTCGGCTTTGACCAGCGGCATGGCCGCGAGATCATAGCCAGCCGTCGCGCCGTTCTTGCTGGTCTTGAGAGAGAGGATCAGGTTGGGGCTGATATCCTGCCAACGCAGGCCCCGCCACTGCTTCCCTTTGGCCGCATAGGGCGATCCCTCAGTGCCTGGCTTTCTGACCCAGATCCCGACGACGTCGGTCTGCCGTAGGCTGGTCTCGAACTGCATGGCCTGGGCGAGAGCAATGCTCGGTCGGCCCAACTCGTGTGCCTTGGCGATGATCGACACAACCATGTCGTAGGTGATGGCGATCTCTCGTCTCGCCGGCTGCTCGAAGCGCATCTCATCAAGGATGGCCTTGAGCCTGGCGCACGATGGGATCTCCGCCATGACACCGAACGACACGATGGCCCTGAGCCTCTTGATGAAGCCTTGAGCCTTGCGCAGCGCACCGCCTTCGATCGAGTCTCGAGCTGCGTTAAACCACCGGCGAAAGTCGGCGGCCTGGATGCTGGCAAGGGTACGGTCGCCGACAGTGCGCTCGACCAAGCGGAGCTCACCCAGGTATGTGACCATGGTGTTCTCCTTAACCAACTTGAACGGGGAGGCCTCGTGCGTCTGGTAGAGCCTCGACAAATCCTTGACCGTCGAGACGACCCTCACCGGATTCGCCTTTGCTCCTCTCCATTCGAGGTATCGTGCCTGCTCGCGCTCACATGCGGCCCGGATGCCGGGATGGTCTGCCGGGTCGTTGATGTCGAGTTCGATGAGGACAGACTTGGGATGGTACCCGTCTTTCTGCCCTGCCTTCGGAGCGCGCCACAGCAGGCGGTAGGTACCGTCAGCTCGAGGCTTTACCTCCAGCCCGACGGCCCCGTCTACCTTGGGGCTTGAATGCTTCAAGGTTCTCTCGTCCTTTCTCGATATCGCCCTCGGCGGGATTGCCGGTGGCGACACCATTATGCCGATCGAAGAAGGCCCGTACAGCCGGCCAATAGCGGCGGCGACTGATCGGGTCAGGAAGTGGCAGACCGAGACGTTCGTATTCTGGGCGCAAACGAGACCACCGCTCGGCACTGAAGCCGAGCGCTGCTGCGCACGCGGTCTCTGTCACATAGAGGGTGTCGGGGGTCATCATGGATGGTCTCTGAAGTCGCATAGTTGCGAGGGGTTGCGTCGCCGGGGCGCAGAGAGGCGGCTGGCATGGAGCCTACCGCCTTTCCGTTCAGGTGCTCACGGTGCCTTGCTTCAGCACGCCGTCGATCGCCGCCACTGTGCGCTCCATCCAGATCGCACGCTCGTTCCACTCGACGAGGCGGCTGGTCTCGCCACGGAAGTGTTGTTCCTGGTCAGCCAGAATCTTGAAGCAGGTGGCATAGAAGTCGAGCATCTCACGACAAGCGCGAAGCTCTCCGGTCAGGTCAGCCATGTTCCGTCTCCTTCTCAAACGCGGAGAGGGCCACGGCCGTTCGTGTGCGAGGCCATTTCTCGAACGCCGTGTCGGCCAAGGCCTGAAATCTATCGGCCAGCTTAGGGGAGGCGGACCTAATCGAACCGATCATGCTGGCGACCAGATGGAGCATATCGTGGTTGCTCTGGTCGGAAGCCCTTAGCGCCTCTGCCAACTCCTTCTTGGTGGGGTCGACCAAGCCCCGCTTCCGCGACATGATTGCCTTCAAGCAGTCCCAGAGATCGGAACGGTACCCGACGGAGCGGTTATCGTGGGCATAGGCCCGCAGGAGATCAGAAGCGGCCTCGATGAGATCTACAGTGTAGGGCGGATCCGTCAGCGGGGCTGTGGCAGGCGGGGCGAGGTAGAGAGGCCGTATGGTCGCGCCTTTCTTTCGATAATGTGCCATGTCCTCTGGAGCTACGGTCTGCCACCCTCCCATGCTCTCGACGTAGCGCTGCCATACCACCGGTTCGCCGAGATGCGACAGGGCGGCGGCGATGGCTTTCTCCAAAGTAATCCTGTTCGGCCAAGGCTTTTTGTTGATTGTCTTCTCTGCCGCGTCTATCGCGGCTTCTGGGATGGAGGTCATTCTTCGTGTCTCCATAAGCCGCATTTCGTGCACTTGTATGATGTGCCGCTTCCGCCTAGACGCTGGAACGGCGAGCGCTTCCAATCGTGTCGGCAAAAAAGCCGCCTCAAAAGATCGAGGATCTTGCTCATGCCGTCCTCCCGTTTATCGCGTCGATGATTGCATCGGCAAAATCGGTGGCAGTCTTTTCATCATCGTGGAGGCGCATCTCGAGCATGGCGTCGGCCATAAGGTAGCTGGTGTGCGCGATTACACGGCGGACGTCGGGCGCCGACATCCCCAATCGGGCGGCGATAACGTTGCTGTTCGAGTTGGCGCATAAGCCGGCGAGCGCTTGACCAGCGTACCACTCCCTCAGAGACATGCCGCTATCTGGGTACGGATAACAGCTGACCGGAGCGCCTCGTTCGTCGGCTGGCGGCATTACAGGGAACGCCGGGCCACCGACGTTGATCTTGTTCGGCGAGGAGTGATCAGCCATTTCCAATCTCCTTGAGCCCGGCATCACGGGCCGCGTTGAGTTCGGACATCAGGGCATCGCTGCCGCCGGCGTCGGGGTGGCGCTCTCGGGCGAGGCGCTTGTAGGCTGCGCGGATCTCGTCGGGCGTGACCAAAGTGCCCGGCTTTATCCCGAGAACATCGCCCCAATGCCTGCGACCCGGAGCCGGCAACGCCACCGTGAACCCGCGAAAGGTGGCGCGAACCAGCGC